GTGGAAGCTTAGCAGCATCTAGATCTCAAGCAGGTTCTGGTGGCACAAGTAGTGCTATGTGGGTTGCAGCGGGAAGTCCTTCTTCACCGTCAAATAATCCAGCACAGAGGACCGCAGAAACATTTGACTTAGTTAGCAGTTCAACACAAACTATTACATTATCATAACTTGACTTATAACATTTAATAGTTATATTAAATCTATTCAATGAAAGGAATAAAATGACTGAAAAAAGAAATATACATGAACTAATTGTAAAAGAAGCTCCTAGCTTAAATAATTTATTAGACCCAAACGACGTAAAAGAATTTTCAAAATTAACTAACGAGCTTAGAGATACTTGGACCAAGAAACAAGTGTTTAGAACTGAAACAGAAATGAGAATGTCTGTTCTTCAAGATGCGAAGTACCCTACCAATGCATCTAAATATTGGCAGTGTGTTAGAGAACAAAATGTATTTCTAGAAAACTTAATGAGTCTTTCATTTGATGCTAGACGCAACGAAATCAAATTAAAAAAATTAAAACAAAAATTAGAGACTGAAAAAGATCCTTTAAAAATAGAATTACTTCAAATTGATATAGATGAGAAAACTTATTCAGTCGCTAATATGCAGCTAGTAGCACGTGATAGAATGAGAGAAATTAAATTATGGTCTACATTAAAAAAAGAATTTGATGATGGAACTTTTGATACTAAAGATGTCAATACTCATCAACTAGATTCTTATCACATTATTATGAAAAACAAAGCAGAGACATTAACAACTGGATCAAGTCAACCGGAAGTGTTTAATGTATTAGGACAATTAAAAACTATAGAAAGAGTTAAAAAATCTGGAGAAATGATTTATAACAAGAAAGAACAATTGACCAATGATCTCGGAGCCAAACCAGAATAAGAAATTATTTTTTTTAGTCGCTATGCCAAGGTCGGGTAATACCTTGTTTGCTTCTATCATGAATCAAAACCCTGAGATAGCAGCTACTGCTAACTCTATTACATTAGAGATAATAAAAGATTTATTTTTATTAAAAAAAACAGATGTGTTTCAAAATTTCCCAGACCACAAGTCATTAGATAATGTATTAAGTTCCGTCTACGATGTTTTTTATAAAGACTGGCCTCAAAAAGTAATCATTGATAGGGGTCCAGTAATGACTCATGGTAATTTTTCATTAATGCAAAAATATTTTAAACGTCCATTTAAATGTATTATATTAGTTAGAGATGTAATGGATGTACTAGCAAGTTATATGCAATGGTACACTGAAAACCCTGATGCGTTTCCTAATAAAGTTGGCACTACCGATGAAGAGAAACTTTTAAAACTTATGCAAATAGGGGGTACTATCCCTAAAGAATTAGATGCAATTAAAAATGCCTACATTTATCCAGAGATATGTCACTTTGTAAAATACGATAACTTAGTTCAAAACCCTGAAAAAGAAATAAAAAATATATATAAATTTATGGAAGAACCTTATTTTAATCATAGATTTGAAAACTTAGATCAAATTAATATTAATGGTTTATCTTATGATGATACCGTGGTAGGCAGTAATATGCACAAAGTGTGGAGTGGTAAAGTAGAGAAAAGATATAATCCCTACATTGAAAAAATTCCAAAAAAATTAAGAGATATGTATGGCCACATCAAATTTTGACGCAGTTCCTTTAGGACAAACAGTTTTAAAATATCAAGTACCCCTTGATGTATTTAATACTATCAACAATATTTATGAAACAAAATATCAAACTTTACCTCCAGCTAATAAACAACTGATAGGTAAGATTGAAAACGAACATTCTTTATTTTATCAAGGGGAAGATACTTCTAAAATGCATCACCACAATATGTTGACAACTAATGTATTAAAATGGATTAATCAAACCATGGGTCATTACTTAGATTTTAATAAAATTAAAGGTTATAAAAAATTATTAAACTCTGTGTGGGTAAATCAAATGGTTCAACATGAATATAATCCAATACATGTTCACCGGGGAACTTTGTTTACAGGACTGTCTTCGGTAATGATTTTAAAACTACCAGAATCTTTTGGAATAGAATACTCAGCTCACAACACTCCTATGAATGGTAGGCTACATATACTAGGTTCAGTATCAGGACAGTTTGCAACATGTGATTATACACCAGATCTTAAAGAAAGAGATTTTTATATATTTCCCTACGACATGAGACATTGTGTTAATCCATTTAACGGAGAAGGTTATAGACGAACTCTATCTGCCAATATGGATGTAGATTATAATCCAATTATGAATAGAGGAAGGGATTAATGTACGAAAATAAAATAATAACAGAACCTAAATGGAAAAGTTGGGTTATACAAACCAATGATGCTTTATTTACACCGGATCAATGTAATCAAATTATTGCATCAGGCAGAGCACAAAAACCACAACAAGCACAAGTGGGGATGGGTAAACCAGGAGGTGGAACTGATACAAAGAAAAGAGTGACTACTATCAGTTGGATTCCATTTAAAGAAATGGGACACCTGTATCAGGATCTAAATTCATTTATTCAAAAAGCAAATGAAAATCATTTTGGTTTTGCAGACGTGAGAGTTACAGAGCAAGCACAATTTACCGAGTACCCTGTTGGAGGTTTCTATGATTGGCATATGGACTGTGACACACACATGGGCCACGAACCTCCAGTTAGAAAAATATCAATGACATTATTGTTAAATGATCCATCCGAATTTGAAGGCGGGGATTTAGAAATAATGGGACCAGGAAGAAGCACGCCTTTGAAACAAGGGCACGCTATTTGTTTTGCATCATTTTTAAATCATAGAGTACAACCAGTTACCAAAGGCATGAGACAATCTCTTGTTGTTTGGTTTGGAGGTAAAGCTTTTAGATGATAACTGCTGAATTTTTTCCAACTTTAATACACGCTGTAGATATACCTAATCCAGTTAATTTTAATAAACATTTAGAAAAAAATATTTTAGAATGGAGTAGGCAAGATCAAGGAGTTCAAAAAACAAATGTTAAGGGTTGGCATTCTCCAACAGATATGGCTTCTAGACCTGAGTATAAACCATTAGTTGATGAACTATTAAAAATGCAGCGAGAGATTTATAACAAAGAACATCTTGATAGAGTTCCTATGATTGGAAATATGTGGGCTAATATTAATCCCCCTGGAGCTTATAATAAACCCCACGTTCATCCTAACTGTTTATTTAGTGGAGTATATTATGTTAAATCTCAACCTGATTCTGGTAGACTTAGAATAATGGATCCAAGACAAGGAGCTCAATTATATATACCTATAAGAAAAGAAGGTAAAGTGCCTCAACAACTATGGAGAGAAGGTTTGTTTGAACCTTTAGGAGGAAGAATTATAATGTTTCCGGCTTGGCTATGGCATGAGGTAGAAGTAAATAATAGTAATGACACCAGAATATCAGTTAGTTTTAATTTTATACAGGCAGGTTTTGAATGATAGTTCACAAAGATAAAATGATGTTTAGAGATTGTAATAAAAATTTAAATACTCAAGAGGGTAAAGATATTCAAAAAAACAATGATGGGTATAAAAAATTAAGAGATGATATAGGGGAAAAAGGAATGATTAATCCAATATTGTGTATAAAAGAAGATGATATGTATAAAATATGTATAGGAATGAGACGTTTTATAGCAGGACTAGAATTAGGTATGGAAGAATTTGAGGTTAAAGTATTACCTAATGATGATATACCTTTACTAACAAAAGAAAAACAACAATATAGGCATACAGATGTTCAATAAATATCAAGTAATCAAAGGTGCTGTTAGTTATGAGCTAGCTAATTTTATATTCAACTACTTCCTTCTTAAAAGAGATGCAGTTAAGTATATGTACGACAATAATATAACCTACGATAATGGGATGTTAGGTACCTGGACAGATGTTCAAATCCCAAACACTTATTCTCATTACGCAGACCCTGTAATGGAGACCCTATTAATGAAAGTATTACCAGTAATGAAAAATGAAACTGGACTAGATCTATGTCCTACATATTCCTATGCAAGAATATATAAAAATGGTGATGAATTACATAGACATAAAGACAGACCAAGCTGTGAAATATCTACTACGATACACTTGGGTGGTGAGCCATGGCCAATATTTATAGATGGAACAGGAACTAATAATGTTGAACAATCTGGACCAGAGAAACCTACTATTATAAATCCTAATGCTCCGGAAGGCACGAAAGTCCTACTTGAAATTGGTGATATGCTAGTATATAGTGGATGTGAGTTAGAACATTGGAGAGAACCTTTTGAAGGAACTACTTGTGGACAAGTATTTCTTCACTATAACCATGTGAATGGTCCTTTTGCTGAGAGTAATAGGTTTGACAAAAGGCCGATGTTAGGTATCCCTAAAATGGGTGCATAATAAAATGGAGTTCTATGTTACAAAAAATAGGTTTTTTACCAGGGTTCAATAAACAGGTTACTTCTACTGGCGCTGAAAATGAGTGGACAGGAGGAGAGAATGTACGTTTTAGATATGGCACACCTGAAAAATTAGGTGGATGGTCTCAATTAGGTATTGAACAACTAACAGGTGCAGCAAGAGCTCAACATCATATGGTTAGTAACTCTTCTATTAATTATTCAATCATAGGAACTAACCGAATTTTATACGCTTACACCGGCGGTATTTTTTATGATATCCATCCTGTAGTAAACCCGGCAGGCACAACTCTTACGAATGCTTTTTTAACAACAAACGGATCTAGAACAGTAACAGTAAATGTTGGAGCTAATACTTTTGTAATTGGAGATATTATTAAATTTGATATCACAGGATTTACAGCTATTACAAATTCAAGTTATACTGCTACAGATTTTGA